GATAGGTCAGCGAAGCCAACTCTGGTTCGAGCAGAGGGTTGATGGACGGGTTCTTCCGGTCACTCAGTACGACGTCTCCACCATTACAGCATGTGATACATCTGATGCTACCGGGGTATTTCAACCTGTCCTCCATGACAGCTTCCGTAACCATCATATTACCATAGCCGTCGTCCACCATAAGTTCAGGCTGCACCTCAACCTTCTCCAGGGTAAAGTCCTTAACCCAAAACTCAAGGATCAGCACGTCACCCTTACCCCCAAGAACCTTAGACAGGTCCTCTATATTACCTGTATAGGTAGCATGGTCAACGCCGAAGTCGCCATACTCCTTCCCGGCAGAGCTTGTGGTGCCACCAAAAATCTCTCGTCTACCCTCCCCAAGTTTGTCACGCCATAACTCGTCTGAGGTAATAAAGTCTGCCATGTCAGGCCACATACGCCTTGCCTGGTTGACCGGGATTGTGTAGTAGTGTAAGGCGGCTTCCCACTTCTGCGGTCTTCGCTCGTTCAGAGGCCAGAAGCCAAAGTTGTGGGGGTCAACCGTAATTGTCTCTACTTCACCTATACCGTTATTCAGTGTGGGGTTAAATGTAGTCTTCTCAATGACACAACCATTAATCTCTGAGACAGTAACTGAGTCTGCTAAGACAGATTGCTGTTCCTCTTCGTTCCACCAATACCTGGCTACCTTATGTATCTTCTGAGCTACCTTATCGTTCTCCGCATGTATGTCAAAGGTCGGGTTCTGATCAGTCAAAAGACTGACAGTTCTTGTAATATAGTTCCATATTAAGTTAACGGTGGAGAGCTTTGTCTTGCCCTTACCCTTCCAATGTTTGGCGCGATACAGCTCATAATTGCGTAACCACTTGGCAGGGAGCTCCTTCTTGTCCTTATCCTTGACGACCTCAGCTAGAGTAGAGAAACAGTAATGCCCCACGTTCTCATGTCCTTCCTCGGGGATGATACAGGTAGTGAGCATCTTCTCTTCGGGCTGGAGTGACTCCCTCCCCTTAGTGGCAACCGCACCATCGTCGGTCTTCTTGGTAGCCTGTGCAACCTTTGCTATTGTCTCAGCCATCTGTTATCTCCGCTTTAAGTTGTGCCACCGCACGTCTGTAGCAACGTAGATTGTCGGAATACTTGTTGCCTTCCCTCACGCTACCACCACAGCCACAGGAGCACTCACCGGAAACCCTTCCCACCCGGTACGGTTGATGATTGCCGTCGAGAAACGTGTCTGCCGCCTCGTGGTTTCCCTCGACGTACTCAATAAATATGTGCTGATCACCCTCGGGGTCTGAGGCGTGTGGGCAGATAAACTCAAGTACCCCATTGTGAGGACCCGGTAGATCCCAACTCTCACAGCCCAAATGTGGGTGGATCATCCCTCCGTGGAGCGGTACGTCACACTCTGACGGGACAATGTACCCGACCCTTCCCTTACAAAAACAACATAGTATGTCCACATGATCTGGACTTTCTGGTAACCTACTCTCATTAAATGCTGCAATTTCTTTAAGCATCCTTCACCTCTCTGCTATCGACTGTGTCTGGACAGCCTGTCAAGCTCTGCTAAGATGTTATCTGACGGGAACTCAGTCTCGTCGGCCATTACAGTGTCAACCACGTTGGCTTCGGAGCTCCACTGTTCCTCAAAATAGCCTTCATCCATCGGCAGGTCAGTAGGGTCAAAATTGTCATCCCGCACTGACTTGTGCATGACACCGCCACCTGACACCTTGCCAAGGAGAAAACCAAACCCCAGAAGGAGGCCACCGGCGAATACGCCAGCTATGAAAGCATTCATCAGTTCTAATTCCATACCATACCGTCCTCTCTATCCTCGTTCTCCTGTGACTCTGTTTTGTACCCATCACCCTGATGGAACCCCTGAGCGAACTGCTCGTATGGGTCCTCATAGCTTGTGGCTGGACCCTCAAGCTTATCGCTCCACTTCTGCAGGGCCGACCTCTTGGGCGGCTTCCATAGCTCGGGGTAGTAATCGGCAAACGCCAGCATAAGTGCGTCAGCAAGGTCGGGAGACTTCAGACCATCACGCCTCATTTTCTCCTTTGACCAAATCGCTATCTTGCCGCTGGGGTTATGCTCGTACCGTATAGAACAAATCTGCTCTATAAACTTGATCTTGTCTGGCTTGGATAGGGTCTTCTTCATGGGGTAGAGAGATATACTACCCTCCTCGAACCGCTTCCTTAGCTGCCAGTAATACTCAGCACGGAGGTTGGCAAACTTGTCTTTCTCGATAGCTGCTCTTCCAACCTCAACACCAGTTACATTGTAACCCTGTTCCAGCACCCTATCTACAACACCAGCCCCGACACCAACCTCGTCAATCTTGATGTTCTCGGGCTCAATAGTCTTGCACAGCGCTACCACCTGTGCAGCCGTCTTCATTGTGCTTTGCTTCTGGTACTGTTTTATCCCAATTACGGTAACCCCCTTCACAAGGACAAACACTGTTTTGTTCTCCCCGTACCTGGCTACGTCAACCCCCGCTGCGTCAAACGACTTACCTGTAAGACGCTTAGCAGGTGACACTTCCCGATCGAACGCTTCCATAACCCAATCTTTTGGTATGAGCGTAAAGTCGGATTCAATGGGAAACTGACCCAGTACCCTAATGCGGTACATATCGGAGTCTTCCCCGTACTCCGTAGCCATCTCACTAACAAATCTCTCGCTAACACGGGGAGATTCCTCACCGTTAAAGGTCAGGCAGCTCCACGGGTCGCCTTCCCACAGGCTATGGGAATTGTAGAAGAAACCGCTAGTTCTAGTTGGATTCGAGGTCATAACACAGCGGTTGTCTTCTTCGGTTAAGGCACCCCTAACAACTGTGAAAACTTCTTCGGCAACACCAGAAGCCTCGTCAATTATAAACAGTAAGTTCTCACCATGAAAACCCTGTAATGCCTCTGGCTTCTCTGATCTTGCTGTACGAGCTACTGCAAACCATGTCTTGTCGTAGTCAACATGATACATCTTGTCGCTGGTTATAATAAACATTCCCTTAAAGAACTCGTCCATCTCATTGTGCCATATAGACAACTCCGCCCAGAGGACGTTCTTCAACTGCGCCTCTGTTGGCGCAGTACACGGTATCCTGGCGTTTGGGCGTGTGTAGTTCCACCACAGTATGGCCCAGGCTAGGAATGTAGTTTTTCCAGTGCCGTGTCCGGACTTTATGGAAACATGCGTACCGTTGGCGAGATTTGTCAGGGCCTCAATCTGTTGGTCTGTAGGCTCTGCCCCTATCATCTCCCTGACGAAGGCAATCGGGTTATCCCGGTATGGCTCCATCTTCCACCAATAGTACTTCATTGGATTCTGACGCTTCATCTCCTCTTCTATGACCGCCAGTTCCAACGTATTTAGCGTCCCTAAGTTGTCTTGCTCTTTCTTCGAGTGCTGCAAATGGCACATCCGTTATTTCTGCCATCAGTATCTGAAGGTTCTGATTCACGTCTATGCCGAAGCCACCGGAGAGCTTCTTCTCCTTGACCTCGGTTAGGTTCAGTATCTGAGTGGCTAGGTTGTTTGCTCGTTCTATATGACCCAGCTCTAGCGCCTCGACCAGTATGGCCTTCTTGATGTTCCAAGAGGCTGAATTTAATACCTTCCTTAGCTGTGCCGCAGACGTGGCGTTCAGTACGAGCTCTAACACGTCCCCCAGGATTTGCCTAACCCTGATGTCCTCTACTATCCTATCTGTCGCCAAGCGCCCGGACTTTCTTTGCTTCTTTGGTTGTCGCACTGTTACCCCCCTACTATGACGTGTCTAGATGCAGGATGATCATAGTGACACCGTTCTGGTCCCCGACAACGCTGATATTAACCACGGCCTGAGTCGTACTGTCTAAGGTTTCGAGATACGTCTCCGCCAAAGCGGCGACCGCAGTTGGTGTGCCACGGATAACTTTATCTGTGATAATGTAGGCAGCCATCGTTTTACCCTCCTAGAAAATCTTTACTGTTACCTTCTTAAAATTAGTTATAGTCTTTTTCCACGACCTCTCCAGTGCGTCTAGAACCTCGGTCTCGGTCCACTTCTTCTCACCCATGAAAGGCTTGTCCTTACCGTCATGGAGTATCATCCTAAGGTTATCAACAATGTTCCCGGATACCTCGTCTTCATCATGCTCGTAAACAACGTTCTCCAGCATGTTGCCGACGTATGTCTTGACGACCTTGATTATGGCGAACCTGAGAGCCATACTACACCTCTCCAGTGCGTCTAGGACCTCGGTCTCGGTCCACTTCTTCTCACCTATGAATATGAAAGGCTTACCCTTACTATCATGGAGTGTCATCCTAAGGTTATCAACAATGTTCCCGAATACCTCGTCTTCATCATGCTCGGAAATGACGTTCTCCAGCATGTTGCCGACGTATGTCTCGATGACCTTGATTATAGCGAACCTGAGAGCCATACTACACCTCTCCTATGAAACTCTCCCAGAGGAGAAGGTCCGGCATAGTGAGCTCGTCTTTCTCGTCTAGCTCACGGAGACGCTTCCCGACAAGCTCCTTTGCCTGGTCGCCGATCTCTACGTCCTTCTCGGGGGCAGTGTCGTCCCACATGATGCGGTCCCCCATGGTTCTGAGGTTCATGGTCTTGTGCTCGTCCTCGGAGAAGCTCAGCTCCTCACGGAGTTCACGGACGATCTTAAGTGTTAGGAGGTTGCCTTGTTCCGGTAGAATAGCCAATAGCCTTAGTCTAGCCTGTACACCTAGTTCCACAGATCACCTTCTTTGTTAGGGGGTTGTGTATTTGGTGAGTACACCATTGTACTTAGCCTTGATCGTTCCTGCTATGCTGTTCAGGTCGGCAGCGAAGCTGTCACCTTATAATCAGATGGTAATTCACCCTCTTGTTTTAGCACCTGAATCGCTAGTTCACGCATTTTAAGTTGAATTTTTTGTTCTGCCTCTGCCTCTAAGTCTGCTTCCTGCACTAGACTGTTTGGTTTTATGTCCGTAAGTTCCCCCTTGTCTATAAACAGAGCTTTATTTTCAAGATGCGGGGGAACTAAAATCCAGCCGTCAGGAATAGAGTTTTCGGGCCGCAGAGCTTGGACCGCACAGGTTATTCCATCTTCGTTTACCTTGTAGATATTCATAATTACCTCGTTAACCTATATCCCATTGCATCACAGATTTGACCAGCATAGTTGTTATTACCATGAGCAGACCGCTGGTAGATACTTGTGCCGCCGTTTGTTTCAACCCACACATAGGAAGGTTGAGTTACTCCCGGTGATCGACCAACGTAATACCCCCACGTGGAAGTAGTAAGGTAATTAACCAACACTCGCCATTGATATCCGCTATTACTATTAACAACCGATAGGTGGAAAGCAAGTGATGTATTGTCGGCATTACCACCCATGAACAAAACCTCGGTGGTTCCGCTTGGCACAGCAGCAGGGAGATTAACAGAGGTCCAGGTAGACGTTACGGTGATGTCGTTAAACATATTTTGTTGTTGATCGAAATAGACTGTATCATTATATCTGCGAGCTAGTACAAGGTTGCCACTTGAGTCGTTATAAACCTCCCCGACTAACCGCTTAT